ACGGTTGCGGTTCGGCGATTGCTTCGTCGTCGCTTGTCACTGAGTGGGTTAAAGGTAAAACGCTCGATGAGGCGATGTCGATCGAGAACACCCAGATTGCAGAAGAACTTGCCTTACCTCCCGTTAAGATACATTGTAGCATTCTCGCAGAAGATGCGATCAAAGCGGCGGTATTGGATTATAAGGAAAAATATATCCAATGATTACTATCACATCAGATGCAGCAAAAAAAATTAAATCTATTATTGATGAAGAAGATTCTTCACTAAAGTTGCGGGTTTTTGTTCAAGGTGGCGGCTGCACAGGATTTCAGTATGGATTTTCATTGGAAGAATTACCTCCAGCAGAAGATGATTTTGTTTTTGATAAAGATGGAATTTCAGTTGTCGTAGATAGTGTAAGTTTGCAATATTTGAATGAATCAGAATTAGATTACACACAAAGTTTGGCAGGCGCAAATTTTACTATTCGCAATCCTAACGTCAAAGCAACATGTGGTTGCGGTTCTTCTTTTGCGGTATAAGTATAATGTCCGAAGAAGATCCAAAAAAACAACTTGACAAATATAAAATTAAAAAGAAAAAAATAGATATTGTCGAAGGCTTGCTTAACGACGCCAAAAGTTATGAAGGCAAGTTAGAGGCAGTTAAAATTATTGCTGAACGAGAAAAAGACAGAACTGTATTATTAATTAAAGGTATGATAGCAAAGGCCGACGAGGATCGTGCTAGAATAGCCGCAGCACAAGAAAAGGCAAAGCTTGAAGCACTAGAGAAAGAAGCATTAGAACGTGCTGCAAAAATAGCAAAAGACAAGTTAACTAAAAAGAAAAAATGAAAGATTTACTAAAATGGTTGCCTCAAGTATTAAGCTTGATGCCAAATATAGTTAAATATTTAAAGTACATACCAATACTAATGATACTAGGTGGAATAGGTTATGGTGTTTATATATTTACTCAATCATATAAAGATCCTTTTAAATGCGTGAATAACGAAGTATATGAACAAATAAGAATTGATTCAGGTGTGTATGTCTTTAAAGGTGGTTACTGTGTTGAGGATGTGCCTAAGTTAAAGGAAGAAGTCAAAGAGGAATAATTATGAAAACAGATCGTCCATGGGGTTATTATACAGTATTGCATGAGGACGGCAATGCAGTTAAAGTGAAGGAATTAACCGTAAATTCTGGTAGTTGCTTAAGTATGCAAAAGCATAAACAACGAGCAGAACATTGGTTTATAGTTTCAGGTATGGCAGAAGTGTATACTTTAGATTCAAGAAAAACTGAAAGAGAATTATTAGGTATTTTTCATAAACATCAAAGTTTACATATCAAAACTGAAGAATGGCATCAACTATGTAATCCAGGTACTGAGCCTTTAAAAATTGTAGAAATACAGTATGGTGAAAATTGTATTGAAGAAGATATTGAAAGGAAATAAATTATGACGATCCCCTCGAATCCAAAAGATCGTAAAGCAATTTATGATTGTATGAAAGAAATTAGTAATAGTATGGCAAGAATTGACGGAGAACGTGATCTTATTAAAAATGCAATCAATGATATCTGTGAAGAACAGAATCTATCTAAAAAGACTTTTAGACGTATGGCTAAGGTCTATCATAAACAAAACTTCAAGCAGGAAATTCAAGAGCAAGAAGAATTTGAAAAGTTATACGAAACTATAACCAATACTACAACTATGGAGAAAGAATATGCGTAAAATTACTTTGTCGTGTGAAGAAATTGGTAATAACAATGTTACCATAACATTTAATGATGTATCCCATTCGCCTAAAAAGGTATTAGATCAGGTAAATAAATTTTTAAAAGCAGCAGGGTATGAATATGAAGGTAGTCTTTCAATAATGCCTACTAATTCTTCTTATGCAATTACAACTGAGCAATTGCAGAGTTTAGCACCAATATCCATTACCAATTTAAATGATGCCGCGTATGGCCAACGTGCAGAATATAAGTTTAATACTTCAAGCTTAGCTAAAGCGCCTACAATGTCACCATTAACTGTAGAGTCGATTAGACCTCTCACTATTAGTGACCTTAAACCAACAGACTGGAATCGTTCATAATGACACCAAACCAATTTATTCTTGAAGCCAAATATTTGGACAAGATTAAAAGAGTTAAAAGAAAAACAATCGTTGGTGTTTTTCCTAGTTTGGAATCAATTGATTCGGTTAAAGAAAAATTAACAGCTGAGGAATCTAAGTATACTGTTATATTTTCAATAACTTCTAGATACGACCCATTCTTAATTAAAATTGCTTGACTTCTTTACCCTTTGGTGTTATAATTAAGGGGTAAAGGAGATAAAATATGAGCCAAATCTATACTATATTCGAACAGCTTGCTTCAGACAATTCTCGTCTAGCTAAAGAAGCAATACTTATTAAGCACAAGGGTAATACTACTCTGCAACGAGTATTTTATCTTGCCCTTGACCCCTTTCAACAATTCTATATTAGAAAAATTCCAGAATATACAGCAAGTAAAACTGCAGTTATTACGTTAGATAATGCAATGAACAGTTTAGATGCGTTGAATAAACGTACATTCACAGGTAATGCAGCAATTGCATATCTTAAAAATATTCTTGAGGGATTAATTGAAAACGATGCAAAAATCATTGAGCGCATTATTGCAAAAGACCTTCGTTGCGGAGTATCCGAAGCAACCGCAAATAAAATCTGGCCAAAACTTATCTCAACATACCCAGTTATGCTGGCTTCTGGATACGACCAAAAGCTCGTCGATAAAATTAAATTCCCAGCATATGTACAACTTAAACTTGATGGTATGCGATTCAATGCAATCGTCCGAGGTCAAACTGTAGAATTTAGATCACGTAATGGTCGAGAACTTTCAATACCAAATAAATCTTTTGCAGTACCATTTATTAAAATGGCAGAGCACTATAAACAAGATATGGTATTTGATGGTGAACTGCTAATTGCAGATTATGCAGGCAAACCCGTGAATCGACAAACAGGCAATGGTATATTATCTAAGGCAATTAAAGGCACAATGTCCGATACTGAGGCATTACAAGTAATGGCAACATTATGGGATGCTATTCCATATGATTCTTTTAAGGCAGGTATAGATAAAGAGCCCTATAATATTCGTATGGCAAAGCTATCTAATGCAATGCAAGACATGAAAACTGTTAATGCACAGTTAGGTAAATATGTGGCATTAGTATGGACTGAACAAGTAAATGATCTATATACAGCTAAACGAATCTTCGAGAAGTTTTTAGCTGAAGGCCAGGAAGGCACAATTCTAAAATCTAAAGATGGCATTTGGGAAGATAAACGCTCTAAAGAACAAATTAAGTTTAAAGGTGAGCTTGAATGTGATCTTCGTGTTGTAGATTGGGAAGAAGGCACTGGTAAAAATAAAGGTCGTCTTGGTGCATTGGTGTGCGAATCAGAAGATGGTACAATACGAGTAAATGTAGGATCAGGTTATACTGACGAACAACGTAATGCTTATACCAAAACAGTTATAGGTAAAGTTGCTACAGTAAAATATAATGCTCGTATACAGGATCGGGGCGGCAATGTAGAATCCTTATTCCTCCCGGTGTTTATTGAATTGCGCGAGGACAAAGACATCGCAGATATGTCTATTAAAATTAAATGAAAAAAATCTTTGTAGATATGGATGGCGTTTTAACTAATTTTGAAAAACGTTATCTAGAACTTTTTAATACTGATCCCGGTGAAACTAGGGATAAAAAATTTCCAGAGCATTGGAGAACTATTGTAGATGATATGCATTTTGAAACTTTAGAATTCATGCCTGGTGCTGAAGTTTTATTGGACTATTTGAAAACATTAACAAGTGTACAAAAAGTTATTTTGTCCTCCACCGGAGGTTATGAAGATCACGGCGAAATCTCTTCTCAAAAGAGACAATGGTTATTACGAAATCAACTTCTACCTATGTGGACAACCGTAATTTTTGTTCCGGGTAAAGAATATAAGAAAGGGTACGCGGATTCGAACTCTTTGCTTATAGATGACACTCTAAGTATAATCGTAGATTTTCAAAAAGCAGGCGGCACTGCTATTCATTATAAAGAACCAGATCCCCAATATGCTATTAAGTTTATAAAGAAGTGGTTAAATGACTGACGAAGAGTTAGAAGTCGCACTTGATGAAATGCGAGAAATATTTGGCAAAAATTTTCCTAATCCTGAGCAAGAACCAATTAGATTTCGCCATTACGTAAAATTATACAAATTTTATAAGGAAAGAAACAAAAATGACACCTGAAGAATTACAACAACCTAGAAGAGAAATGTATTGGTGGGAACACTATCCATTACATCAGTTATGGTGTAATACTGCTTGCCCTTTAGTACCAAGATGGGAATATAGAAAAGGCGATGAATGGAATGCTGACAACTGGTCCTTACATTGGTTACTGTTTCATATTTGGTCAATGGAACATTTTTCCATAGAAGTAGATGCAGGCATCTCGCCTGATGGTATTTTTGTAGGTTTAGTATTACCATATCTTAGAATAACAGCAGGTATTCGTCATACCCATTATCAATGGCAATTAAAACTAAGTACTTTCTTACGTAGAAAACCTGCTATAGACAATCCTAATCTAAGGTGATATAATTATAAATATCCTGAGAGTAGCAAAGGCTCAGGATATGACAGCAAGAATATATACATTTCCAAATAGATACACCAGAATCATTAATGGTTATAAAATATCATTGTATAATGAGGAGGAAATATTCATTACAATTACTGCAATGAACGTGTTTGGTAATTTTAGAGACAGAGTTACAGATGTAACCTTAGAAAATTATGATCCTTACGACGTGATTCATTCTTTATCTGAAGCTAAAACATCACAACTTTTTTCCAACAGAACTAAACAAATTATTAATAAAATTTTGAAATCAATTGAGCCAGTATGAATATATTTTATTTGTCGAAAACACAAAAAACGTGTGCCGAGCAACATAATGATAAACACGTAGTAAAAATGATAATAGAATATGCACAACTATTATCTACAGCTCATCGCGTATTAGATGGTCATGAATTTTACGATACTACAGCAAATGGGCGCAAAATTAAACGTTGGAAATTAGAAAACGAAATACTAGATACCGTACTATATAAAGCTACTCATATTAATCACCCATCCGCAATTTGGGTAAGACAATCAGATAAAAACTATGACTGGCTATATAGTCTGTATCAATCAGTAATGGATGAATATACATATCGGTATGGTAAAGTTCATGCATGTTCTAAATTAGAACTATATCTAGCTAGATTACCAAATAATATTCCTAAAGCGCCATTTACTGAACCTACTCCTGCAATGCCTGATAAATACAAAGTAGCAGGCGATAGTATTACATCTTATAAAAATTACTATATAGGTGATAAGCAACATCTTGCATCATGGAAAAAACGAACCGTGCCTAATTGGTATGTAATTAATTGAAAGGAAATTATGGAAACTCATAAACTAATACTAGAAGAAGGTTTTACAGATAACAGAGGTAAAATTCTTCCAATAGTGCATGACTTTGCCAATGTGCAAATGATTTGGTCAAAAAAAGGTGCGCTGCGTGCGAACCATTATCACAAAACAGATACTCACACTTGTTTCTTAGTAACAGGTACTATTGATTACTATTGGCGCAATCATGGTGAGACAAAAATCCACAAAGAACAATTCGGTCCAAATGATCTATTTAAAACTGGTCCAATGATTGATCATGAGATGGTCTTCACGGAAGATTCAATTATGGTAGTTGTGTCTGAGCATCAACGTGACGCAAATACCTACGATGAAGATATTGTTAAAATTACACCATTACACGAACAATATGAGAACGTATAATACATGTAGGTGCTGCGGTAATGATAATATGGAAAAATGGGTAAGCCTACCACCTTCTCCCGTTGCCAATGCTTTATTTCATGAACCTAATTACGATAGATATCCTTTAGATTTAATTTATTGTGCAAACTGCGAACACATTCAATTAGCAAGTGCACCGGATCCAGACGGCGTATTTACTGAGTATAGATATAAATCTGGCGTGTCAGGATTCTTTATAAAGCATTTTGAAGAATATGCGAAAACTATTGACTTAATCCATAAAGGAGAATCTAATAAATTACTAGAAATTGGTAGTAATGACGGATATTTACTAAAGCAATTTAAAGACTTAGGTTGGGATGTTATTGGTGTAGAGCCATCTGAATTTTTAAAACAAGACCATGCGGATAAAGAAGTTCCAGTTATAACTAATTTCTTCAATAAAAAATTAGTTCAAGAAAATAATTGGCAAGAACAATTTAGTGTAATTTGCGCTAATAATGTTCTTGCTCATATTCCTGATATGCAGGATGTTGCGGAAGCAATTAGTCGAGCATTAATGCCTAATGGGGTTTTAATTGCAGAATGTGGCGATAATTTCGGAATCATTACTGGAGAAAATCTTGACAACATATATCATGAACATATAGATTATTATAGCCCAAATTCTTTTTCGAAATTATTCGAAAAATTTGGTTTACATGTACAATCTGTAGAACAAATTAATTCTCACGGTATAAGTTTTAGAATAACTTTAAGAAAAACGATTAAAAAACGTAACTTGATTATGTCTGACGCTTTAGCTGAAGTCGCGTATAAAGTTTCTTCAAGAAGAAGAAATATGCAAGAACTTATTAAAGGTAGACCATTTTATGTATATGGTGCAGCAGCCAAAGCAGTAACTGCTCTTTACACGTTAGAATTAATTCAAGAAAATCTTATAGGTGCAATTGATGATAATGAGCTTAAGCAAAATTGCTATTTTCCTGGAACAGGTATTAGAATTACAAGTATTAATGAGCTAGACGCGGATGCTCTTGTTGTAGTTGCTGCATGGAATGTATTTGATGATATTAAAGCTAAATTAGTCGCACGAGGACATCGCGGAGAAATTATTTGCATGCAATAATTTATGGTACGGGGAAGTGGGCTTTGCTACTGCAAATTAAGTTAAAGTCTTTTGGTTTTGATACTTTGTTAATTGGAAATAATTCTGCGATAGCAAATTATAATCGCTCTAATATTCCATTAGACAAGTATCAAAATCTACCTATATTCATAGCATCTGCAACTAAGGATCATTTTCATGATGTAGTACATTCTTTAATGCTAAAACCAAAAATAATTTTTATTGAAAAAGGTTTTACTAGTAAAAAAGAAAAAGAATCTGCTAAATTGATAGGCAAGGATATACCTAAGTATATAATGAGTCAATACAGATATTCTAAAATATTTGATGTCCTTGATCCATTTAAAAATGATATTATTTCTATAATCTATGAATGGACAATAGATAAGGGAGATGTGTCAGAATGGATTCCTCATATTATATCTATAGATAACTATTTAAAAAATACTAATAATGAGAGCTATGCTAAAAGATATGGTTCATACCGTATTGATAAAATCTCTAAGTTTGTTATAGTTAAAGATTCCTTTAGAAATTTAAAAATAAAAGTTTTAACTAAAGAAAATGAGATTAACATGCATATTGGAATGTCTAATAGTATAGTTATTGGAAGAAGAGACGGATCCGTAACTGCGACAACTGGTTATAGCAACGAAGATACTCTAGGTAATCAGTTAAAAGATATAATTACAAATACTGAAAATTTAAGATTAGAAAGGTTATAAAATGAATTTATTAATTTTAGGATCCGACGGATTTATAGGATATCATTTAGTTGATTCTATTTTGAAAGATGATAGATTTGCAAATTGGAATATTCGAGGAGTCGATTTTAACAAAGTAAGAACAGAAATGTTGCCTGCAGATAAAAGATTTACCTTTTATCAATCTGATATTATTAAAGACAGAGAATTTATAGATGGGCTTATATCAAGCGCGGATATAATTATGCCTTTGGTAGCTATTGCTACTCCTAAATTATATGTGGAGCAACCTCTTAAAGTTTTTAGTTTAGACTTCGAAGAAAATCTTAGAGTTATCAAACTTGCTCACAAACTAAATAAACGTATCATATTTCCATCTACATCTGAAGTATATGGTAAAAGTACTGCACCGTTCGATGAAGAAACATCTGATCTAGTATATGGACCCATCAAATATTCACGTTGGATATATGCTTGTTCCAAACAATTATTAGATAGAGTTATCTTTGCAATGGATCAAGAAAGCTCTTTTGATTTTACATTATTTAGGCCTTTTAACTGGGTAGGTCCATATCTTGATTCTTTAGAATCTACATCTGAAGGTTCTTCAAGATTAATTACTCAGCTTATAGGCGATGCAATGTATCGAAACGAAGTTACATTAGTCGATGGCGGCCATCAAAAACGTTGCTTTACAGATGTTAGAGATGGTGTCGATGCGTTAAAAAGAATTCTTTTATATAAAGATGCCGCTAATAAAAAAATCTTTAATATTGGCAATCCTTGGAATAATTTGTCAGTTAGAGATGTAGCTGTACTTTTAATTGATCGTATGAAAGAACGAGGCATCATTGAAAATGCTGAAATCAAAGTTAAATCCAGCGGAGATTTCTACGGTGCAGGCTATCAAGATGTTACTAGTAGAGTTCCTAGTATTAATGCAGTAGGAAAGTATTTAGGATGGTCACCTAAATATTCTTTTTCAGATTCATTGGAAAACATACTAGATTCTTTAAAATAAAGAAGGTATACAAATTTTGTAATTATTACAGGTTTGTTGCCTTATAGATAATATGTCCTGTCGGATATATGAAGTGAAGTAAATTAACTTAGGAGAAATACAATGAAATTATTACAAATTTTAGCAATCACCTCATTATTAGTAGCAAGTGCAGCGCAAGCAGAAGGCACTTATGCTAGCTTAACATTTGATCTAAAGGACAAACAAAATTCATCACAAACTAATAGTGTATATGGTTTGAATGTTGGACAAAAATTTGCTGATGGATTTATTGTTGAAGCACGTGTAGAAAACGAAAAAGTTGATCCAAAAACTGGTGCAGCACAAAGTCAAGAGGGCCTAGTACAAATTAAAGTTAGCAAAGATTTTGCTACTGGCACAATGTTGACACCTTATGTTGCAGCTGCGATTGGTCAGAAAAATGAACCAACTTTAGATTTTACTTTCTGGTTAGCTGAAGTTGGCGCCAAAGTTAAGTTAAACGACATGTTTGGTCTACGTTATGGCTATCGTCAGCGTACTGCGTTTGACACATCAAATAGTTATGACACTACTGAAAATACTATTGCATTAGGCATTAATTTAACTAAGCAAGATAATGTCACTGTAGCATATAAGCAAGAGCGTGGTACTAGTGATTATAATACTACAGGTGTTTATTACACACGTAGTTTCTAATTAAATAAATCGGTCACAATAATAAGGTGACTCTGGAGCCGTAACCAGAAACTATAAATGGAAAAAACCTACCGCACTATATTCATCTCAGATGTTCACCTTGGCACAAGAGATAGCCAAGCGGATAAACTTAATAACTTCCTTAAACATAATACATGCGAAACCCTATACCTTGTAGGGGATATAATCGATGCATGGAAAATACAACAAAATAAGTGGCGCTGGAAACAAAGCCATACTAACGTAGTACGTAGAGTATTAGGGCATGCCAAACGAGGAACTAAAGTCATTTACGTTGCTGGTAATCATGATGAATTCTTAAGACCTATAATTCCATATGGGTTTAGTTTTGGGCTTGTTGAAATACATAATCAAACTGAACATATTGGATTAGATGGTAAACATTATCTTGTTACGCATGGTGACTTGTTTGATGGCATTACTAGATTAGCACCATGGTTAGCATTCTTAGGCGATAAGTTGTATGATCTTTTACTAGACTGGAATGGTAGGTTCAATTGTATTCGACGCAAATTGGGATTTGGATATTGGAGTCTTAGTAAATATTTGAAGCATAAAGTTAAGAAAGCCAATGATTTTATGTTTCAGTTTGAAAAGAATTTAGCAGGCTATTGTAAAAAACGTGGCTTTGACGGTGTAATATGTGGGCACATACATCATGCTGAGATTAAGGAAATAGATGGTGTGGTTTATATGAATGATGGTGATTGGGTTGAATCTTGTACAGCATTAGTAGAGCACCATGATGGTCGTTGGGAAATAGTCACATGGACACAGGAGAAAGACAATGTGGTTACTAATACTAGTAGCAGTTCATCTAAACAATCCAAAAGATATTCCGGGCAAAATAACACTTGAATTTTCTGATCAAATTAGTTGTGAGCATAGTTTAAAATCAATGACATATCGGTTAAAATTTGATTCTTTTAAAATAGAAGGTAAATGTCAAAAAATATAATAAATAATGATATTATCCCCTTTTTAAAAGAAAATGAAAATACAATCAGGAGTAAAAATTGAAGGATCGACTTCATTAGAGTTTGATACTCTAATACAAACTAACTTAACTGTAAATTACCTTCTGGTAGGAGGAGGAGGCGCAGGAGGGTATAGCGGTAGCGATAGCGGCGGTGGTGGAGGTGGGGGTTTTCTTACATCATGGGCTGCTGATCTTTCTGGGGGCAATAGCCCAAATTTATCTCCGACGACTGTTACCACAGATAATTACTATAGTGTTCAGGTTGGTCAGGGAGCTTCAGCTGTATCTACCGGCCAAGGGGGGGATAGCGCCTTTAATTTTATATATGCATATGGTGGGGGAGGGGGTGCCTCAGCTGGTACCCAAGGATATGCTGCATCCGAGGGAGGATCTGGCGGAGGAGGTAGTTCGAAATCAGGTTCAACCGCGGGTGCAAATGGCCAACCAGGTCTCGGATTTGCCGGAGGTAATTTTGCAACTGATGCAGGTGGCGGCGGCGGTGCGGGTCATAAAGGGTATGACGGGAATGATGCTACTAAACCTAGTAATGGTGGAGAAGGTTTACCGTCCACCATAACAGGAACAACTATTTACTATGCTGGAGGCGGTGGCGGTGGCGCTGATACTGCTGGTCGTGGTAAAGGTGGTATAGGCGGCGGCGGTGATGGAAGAGTTGGTAATGGTAATGGTTTTAACGGTAATGTTAATACCGGAGGTGGAGGAGGTGGTTGTGGAGGCACAGGCGTTGGTGGCTATGGCGGTTCCGGAATAGTCATTTTGAGGTATTCAAATTTATTCACTGCTGTACTAACTGAGGATGTATTTTCTGCTGTTACATCTAATGTAGGTTCTGATAGAGTAACTATAATTTATGGTACAGGTGGCGGGGAGGGCGCTAATCCTGCAATAATGTGGACGATAGATAATATAAATGATTAATCCCTTGCTAAAATATGCTAGGGTATATATACTATATTAGGAGAAAATTGATGCCGTTATACGATTTTAAATGTACTGATTGTGACACCGTGTTCAATGCTATGTGCAAAATATCCGAAAGGGAATCGCAAATTTGTTCATCATGCGGTTCAAAAAACTACGAAGCACATCATATTGGCATGGCTCCTTTAGGCGATGCAGTTCGTCTAGGTGTTAGGCAAATAGATAATGGTTTTAGAGAAGTACTTCACAAGATTGGTTCTAATAATGGAATTAAAGCCAATCTTAAAGGTAAATTGAGCAGAAACTAAATGAAAGCGAATATCGTGTTATTTAGCAGGGAGGTCAGAATCTAGCTGTCCTCCTTTCGTTCCATTTTACGAGGGCATTCATGGCAAAAACAAAAACCAATCTCCAAGTACAATCTGTTCAAAAACCCCAGCTTACTATTGCTAATAATACTAAGCTAAAAATAAGAATAGATGATCTTAAGACAATACAGCCATTAACTGAGAATCAGAAAGGATTTTTTGAAGCATACGATAAATCTAAAGTGATGTTGTTACATGGTATTGCGGGTACAGGAAAAACGTATATCGCTTTATATCATGCCTTGGAAGAAGTTTTAGACAAAACAAATAGAAATTACGAAAGAGTTATTATAGTAAGATCCGCAGTGCCCAGCAGAGATATCGGACATTTACCAGGAGATGAAAAAGAAAAAACAGAAGTATATACTCAACCATATGTAGAAATATGTGATGATCTTTTTGGTAGACATGATGCCTATCAAAGATTAACAGAACAAAAGGTAGTGCAATTTATGATTACATCTTTTGTTCGGGGTATTACACTAGACAATGCCATCATTATAGTTGATGAATGTCAAAACATGACAGACATGGAACTAAATTCAATAATTACCAGAGTAGGAGAAAGATCAAAAATCATTTTCGCTGGAGATTTTAGACAGACCGACTTATATAAAAAAACAGATAATTCGGGTCTTAAAAAATTTATGAGAATTGCAGACATGATGCCAAGCTTTAAGACATTTGAGTTTGGAGTAGAAGATATAGTAAGATCTTCTATCGTAAAGGAATATATATTAGCACGCTTGCAATATGAGAATATCTACGAAACAACATAGGAGATGTAATGAATCAGATTTATGAATTTGAGAATTTTTTATCTTCGGAGGAATGCGACCAAATAATTACATGGTTTTCTACCACTCCGAAGATGATTACTAATGGGCAATATCTGTTTAACGGTAAAACAATTGATTACCAAAATATACAGAATACCCAAATTAAAAAATTGATTAATTCGTTTAAAATTGATGCTACAAGTACAGCAAAAAGAATTTTTGATGAGGAATACTTGTACGTAGATTATACATCAGCGGTACTATGGGAAAGTGGTTCCGGAATGGTGATACATGCGGATAATTCAGATTTGGAAGGTAATCCAAATTATTGTCCATGGCGTTGCTATTCCGGAGTATTAAATTTAAATGATGATTTTGCAGGGGGAGAAACATTCTTCCCCGACCATGGTCCACACTTTATAAAACCAAAAAAAGGAAAACTGTCCTTATATCCATCAAATTTAAGTTTTAAGCACGGAGTCAGTACAGTTATCGGTACAAGATATACTTTACCTATTTGGTTTACTAGAGATAAAAATTATACTGAAGTATAGACTTTTTTTAAGAAAGATAATATAATATGACTATGCCATTAGATGTGTTGATGTTTTTAAACGCATGCGATCAGACTCCAAGTAATATAAATGCAAATTTATATCGTAATTTGATTGTAGAAGAATTTCAAGAATTTCTTGTTGCGTTTGAACAAAAAAATGATTTGGAACAACTTGATGCTTGTATGGATATGATCTGGGTTATACTGGGATTTTGCTATATGAAAAAATTTAATATTAAAGGTGCCTGGGATGAGGTTGCCAAAAGTAACCTCTCCAAAATTGATCAAACGACTGGGAAAGTTCTACGTAGAGAAGACGGTAAAATTTTAAAACCAGAGGGTTGGACACCGCCCAAATTAGAAAAATTCATTTAAGATAAGCCGTGGTAATTAAAACCCCAGCATCAGGAACAATAGGAATGAATGACGTTGATCTAGCAATAGGTCGATCTGCTGGCGCTCAGGTAACAGCGGGTGAAACTGCTGTTAGAACTCTTGTAGCAACGGATCCTGCACTTGCTTCAAGAGCTACTGCAGGCAGTCAAATTCAATTTACTGATTTTTATGATAAACCTAAGTCCACTGTAATTAGTCGAGCAATAGCTGTAACACATGAACTTTCTCCCTTTGTTTCAGTTTATCCTTGGGATAATAATATAGGATTTGGTGCGAAATATGCAAATCCTAGTATAGGGGTACCTGCACTCGGAGTTGGACGAGGTCTCTCATTTTCTCCAGATGGATCTGCTATTGCAGTAGGAGGCGGCACTAGTCCATTTATTCACGTATATGCATGGACTGTTGGTGCAGGTTTCGGAGCTAAGTATGCTAACCCGACTACTTTGCCAACTGGCACTGCATATTATATCTCATTTTCACCGGATGGGTCAACAATAGCAGTTGGGCATCCTCCTGCACCTTGGATTTCCGTTTATCCATGGAACAGTACTACAGGATTTGGAACTAAGTATGCTGATCCTGCTACACGATTAACTCCTACTGCCGGTATTAATATTACTAATACGGCACGTCCCGAATTTTCCCCCGATGGATCAGTAATAGCTGTTGCACATGTAAATGTTCCATATATTAGTGCATATAAATGGAATAATACTACAGGGTTTGGTACCAAATACGCAGACCCTACTTCAATACCTAATAGCGCAGGAGTTTCTGTAAAATTTTCGCCCAATGGGGATGCTGTTGCAGTAGGGTTTGTCAATTCACCGTATAATGCGTCCTATAGATTTATAAATGCATATCCATGGAACAATCAAACAGGATTTGGAACCAAATATGCAAATCCT